GCCGACGATGAGGATGAGTCTGGCCTTGATCTCTGAGTTGGTGTATTTTTTCACGGGTTGCACCTTGTCGCTGTGGGTTGTTGTTTGCAGTTGTCTCGAGTGCGGTCATTGCATCCTGTGACGACGAACATGAGGACGACTGCAAGAGCTGCGATCACGGCGAGAGTTTTCATGTTGGTCGTTCGGGGTCAGGTCGGGGATCGGTCAGTTCGCAGTCTTGGTTACAAGTTCCGCACTTGATCGGGTCGGCGAATCCTTCACAGTTGTAGAGAATGTCTAGTTCAATGCATTCAGTGTTTTTGCATGTTGCTGAGATCATCAGTTCACCTGTATGTATCCGGAGAGTTCGAGATAATCGTTGACTCCGCTTGTGAATGGGACGGTTGAGGACACAGCTGAAGTCCAAGTGACATAAGTGCCAGAAGCGGTCTGAGCATAAACGCCGAGGGTGGTGGTGGAGTTGTGAATAACTGCCAAAGCGTAAGAGTTGACTCCAGCGTCAATCATTACTCCATGCATTGACGGAACCCACAACATCGTAGGCGTACCTGTCATTACTTTTGAAGCAGGCAAAGTCAGCACTGGGTTAGTAAAAGAACCACCAGTACCCAAAATAGTCTTGGTTCGAATAAAGAGGATCTCGTTAAGTTGGCAGTATTGTCCAGTGTTTGATGATCCAGTGCCGAGAGTGACTCCAGTGAATGACGGTGTGAAGGTCGTCCAAGTTGCGATGTCGTTCATATCATCTGCGGTCAGAATCTGGCCGGCAGTGAAGTCTCCGAGATAGGTGGGCATTTTTCTCCTTTACAGGAACCCTGCTACGCCGTAGCTGAGTCTGTTGTTGTCAAGAGTACCGAAGATGGGATCGTCAAGGATGAATGAACGATACAGCTCCGCTGGGGTGAGGTAGAACACATACTCGGTCTTCTCAGGGTCTGAGTTGATCTGTAGGCCTTCAATGACGCACTCGTAGGTCGTGTCTGAGACAGTGCCGGGTGTGCGGTAGACGACATCTATGTTCTGACTGATGAAGTCGTTGTATTGGTTGAACAGTGTGAGAGTTGAGGGGTTGACTGCGTAGTCCCATACATGAATCTCAAAGTAGATCTGATTCACTGACAAGATGTCGCCCATGAGAGCGGCGAGATATTCGGCGCATCCTTGCGCTTGACTGAGGCTTCCGTCTACTTGTGTCGTAGTTGTTGCCCATGTTCCCCAGAGAGCGACTCCTGCAGCGTTTGTCGCTGTGTACGAGCCAGCTGGGGAATCTACTGTGACGACATTGTTGAACGAATCGCCGAGGGCAGACCTGAAGACTGCGTTCATTGGAAGCACTGTCGCCGATGCTGTGCCACCGAATGACAATGTTGAGACATTCTCGCCGACTTGAGACCTTGCCAATAGTTTGATCGTGTCGCCATAGTTGATCATGAGGCCGTGTTCGGTCTGCATATTTTGAGCAAGTCGAGCGCCGATCGTGCCGGTGTAATTGTCGGTAGGGTAGGCGACACTGTTTCCGTCGTTTGTGAAACTGATCAAAGCTGTAAAGTTGGCGAGCTGATCAAGAGTGTTGAAGTCTCCAAGGTCTTCGTTCACGAGTTGCTCACGCGACAACAGTCCGAACAAATCTATCGCTGTGATCGTCGCTGTCGCTCCACCTGACGCGTACTGGAAGCCGTCATCGTAGGAAACGCTTTGAGTGTAAAAGAAGCTCCGAGCGTTGTTGTTCGTGCCTACTCCGTCCCTGAACACTTTGATCACTGATCCGGGCAAGAAAGCGGATGCAAGACCTGTCGAGTTGTCAATAGTCAGCGACAGACTTTGAGGCGAATAGTTCTCTAGCCATCTCTTCTTCCCATTAAAAAATGACAGCGAATAGACAAAGCCGTCAAGGCTGTATCCGTCCACTGTGACCTTCCAGAGGTTCTGATTCATCAGAGAGGCCTTGTGGTCACTGGCACTGGGCCACTCATTCGGACATAGCGTTGAAGAGCTGCGACGACAGCGTTCGGATCTGCCGAAGTGACTGTGATGTTGATAGTCGGGCCTCCGCCACCGAATCCCATGCTTGCAAGTTTGGAGAGAGGGATGATCGCTTCGGGTTCGCCGCCTTCGCCGATCATGGCGATCTGAGGCGAGGTTACGATTCCTCCTTCAGCTAGTCGGTTAAGTTTGACTGGCGGAATCTCGCCGAAGTTGACCCAAGGCCCGGCAGCTTTGTCAATTCCGTCGAGGATGATGTTTAGGCCTTTGATGGCGAAGTTGAGTCCGCCTTCTAGACCTGAGATGACTGCGTTGATTACGCCTTTGAACGCTCCGCCTACTTTGTCAAAGATTGAGCCGGCTAGATCTTTGAGTCCGTTGAAGACTGAGATCACCATGTCTTTGAATAGGACGATCCCTTCCCATGCTTTCTTAAAGGGCCAGAGGATGAGGTCTAGGACTGTTTTGAATGCTGTGCCGATCCAGCCGATGAGGTTGCCAAGAAAGCCAATGATGGAGTCTTTGAAAGTGATCACTGCGAGAACTGCGAGACCGAATGGCCCTGTGATTACTGCGAGCAACAGTGGCCAGTGATCTACTGCCCAGTCAAAGACGAACTTGATCGCGTCCCAGACTGCCTCGAATGCTGTCCCGATTGCCTCAACTGCTATCCCGAAGATGTCAAACTTCTGTTGAAGGACGATGAGCACTGCAACGATGGCAGCGATAGCGATCGCAATGAGGAAGATCGGGTTCATTGCCATGACAGCATTGAAAACTTTTTGAACTGCTGCGAATGCTTTTGTGACTGCTGTCCAAACTTTCATCGCTGTATTGACTGCAATGATTGCGACAGCGAGTCCGCCAATCACAGCGCCAATCGTGACTATCAGTGTCTTATTCTTTGAGGCCCATGCTGCAAACTCCAAGAGCTTCGGAAGCAGTTTGTTCGCGAGAGGGACGACCGCTTGACCGATGGACTCCTTGAGTTCGCCCATCTGGATCCCAAGGTTCTTCATCTTGCCTTGAGTCGTGTTTGCTGCAGTGTCCGCTTGACCAGAGAAAGTCTCGCTCATTGCTGCGAAGACTTCATCCGCTGATGCGCCGCTCTTGACCAGATCGGCGAGTGCTGGATCTAGTTTCTTCAATGGGCCGAGGTTGCCGTTGAATGCTTTTGAGAGTGCATCGGAGACAGCGCCGAGATCCTTCCCAGTGCCGGCAGAGACATCAAGAGCAAGACCGAGAAGGTCTTGAGCCTTGGTGACATCGCCAGTGCCTCGAATGAGTGAGTCGAGAGCTGGGCGTAGTTCGTCGTCGGCGACAGCTGCAGCGACTGAAGTCTTTGAGATGAAGTCTTCAACTGAGGAGACTTGAGCGTCTGATGCTCCGGTGACATTCTTGAGAGTCGTGCCAAGTTTTTGGGCTGCAGCGTCATCTTCGGCAAACGCTTTGACAGCATCAAAAGCGACAGCGCCGATCGCTGCGATAGCGAGCCCTGCAGGGACTGCAGCCTTGCCGATGGCGAACGCTGCCTTCTCGCCTTTAGTCTCCAGTTTTTTGAAGTCGGCAATCGCTTTATCAATGCCGGCAGGATTCCACTCGCTGATGATTGGGAGGTTGATAGCCATTAGCGCTTCACGATCCTCTTGTTAGTTTGTCCCATGACTTCTTGAACGATCATGTCAACTCGCCGAGTGATCTCGTCCAGATAGTCGTCAGAGCGCGCCCACATGAAGCGTGAAGGGCTGCGGAGTTTGCTGGTCAGATCGTTAGCGAAATTGGGTCGAGCACGCAGAGGGTTCTTGTTGCGTGTCTGGTTTCGGCCTCGTCCTGCCATGTCGGTCATAGAGAGAGCTGCACCTTTAGCGGTGATCTTCACTGTTCCGATGGACTCGTACTGTGCTCCTGCGCTGAGGTTGCGTTTGCGAGCCTTGCGCGTGTCCACTTTGACGACGACATTCTTTGACTCGTTCTTCCATGCTGTGCGCCCGTTGTGCTTTTGTCCTGTCAACGGTGGCGACGACGGAATCGAGTCCTTAATCGCAGAGACAAGAGGATCCATAGCTCCTTTAATGTCCTTGGTGATCTGCCGACGGAGAGCAGGATCAACCTTCTGGATCTCACGAAGCGCATCTTTGAGTCCTGCGTAGTCAACTCC